CAGCTCCATTTATTGCAAAAGGTTAAGCCTCCTTAGGGTTAATATAATGTTATTGGTTAGCCCTAGCCAAAGCCCCAAGCCCCAAAAGAAACGCCCTCAAATTGTTTTTTATTAGGTAATTCAAATGCCTGTAGCTTGTTCCTCGACGGCTTTAACTGGCCAAGAGGGTTCTATTTACTTTTCTCCTGCTGGCACAAAATGGTGTCTCCAAGATTACACAGATTTCCCAAGTGGCGCTAATGGAGTAACTGTTCCATCAAATCACGATTTCAGGGTTAATGATCCTGTTAAATTTCAAGTTGTTGGAACTGCAACTCTTGATGGCAACCTTACAGCGGGTACTACTTACTACGTGATAGCAGTTACATCTACCACAATCAAAGTTGCCACTGCTGTTGGTGGAACCAATATCGCTATGGCAGGAACTGGAGGAACTGGATCAGCAGATAAATCTGGGCATATAAATGTTCAGTATTCAGAGGCGGCGGCTGTTGCCCAAGTCAGAGAATTTTCTGTTGACATTGAAAGGGAAACTCTAGATGTAACAACGCTTCCAGCGGGTGTTGCTTCTGTTACTAAGTACGCTCCTTTCAGGAACACACAGCCAGGTTATGCCAGTGGTAGTGGTTCAATGACTGTTTACTTTACTGATAGCCAAACCAGTCTTGCAAATAGATTGTTAGGTAATGTTCTTTTGAAGTCTCAAGAGGGTGCTTCAGTTAAGCTCTACGTTGATTTAGTTGATAACGGCTCTGGAGCTGTTGATGATACTAATTCAACTTATATAGATTCTGATGTTTCTATAACAGGGATGAGTTTAAGCGTCACTCCTGATGAAGCAACTACTGCTGAAATGAGTTTCAACCTTACTAATCCAAGGAAAATCTTTAGCACTACTTTGTGATAAGTGGTTAACTAAAATTAACCCCATCATTCTGAGCCTATTTTTTTATAGGCTTTTTTCTTGTCTAAAATTAATTTGTTAGGCGTTCTAGGTCATGCCTAACCGTATGCAAGAAGTCGCTACTTCATACGGACAATTGGGGGCTTATATCCATGCCCCCTTTTGTTATGGATTACTCCTAACGAGGGCTATATAATTTAATTAAGCGACACCTTTATTTTTTTATGGATGCACTTGATGAGTTGAAAGCTGCCTGCTCGATGGCAACGGTAAGAAAAGAAATTGCCTTACCCAATGGAAAATTATTTGAGTTTTACATGACTCCAATGACCTTGGCAGAAAGATCCAGGGCTCAAAAGATGAGCAAAGAAAATGATACAACTGATTTTGCTTTGAGACTTTTGATTGATAAGGCAATGAATCAAGACAATGAAAAGCGCTTTCATATAGGTCATTTGCCAGGATTAAGAAATGAATTACCAGCTACTTTGGTTGAGAAGCTGATGATGGCATTAATAGGAGAAGATGAAGAAGATGAGGAGGTGCAAAAGGATTTAAATATCAAAAGCGTTAGCAAAGAGCCTAAGAAAAGACGGTCCACTCCTGGCTGAATTAGTAGTTGCCAAAGAACTTGGTTATACGTTGTATGAACTTAGGGAGAAGATGACACAGGAAGAGCTGCTGATTTGGCACGCCTTTTTCCAAATACAAAAAGAAGAAGAGGACAAAGTTATGAATAAAAGTAGAATGCGACGATAGAATAAAAAAAGATTCTGCCTAAGGAAGAAGATTGGCCGAGCAAACCCTGTTATTAAAGATATTAAGTTCGGGTGCTGAACGTAAGTTAAAGCAGCTCGAAGATAAGATGAATGCCTTTGAAAAGGCGGCAAAAAAAGCGCAGGGAACATTACCAAAAACAAATAAGCAAATAAAAGACACAGGTAAGGCCGCCAATGAGTCAGCAAAAGGTATTGGCAAATTACAAAAGAAACTACTTGGATTAGGTAAGACCATTGCAGTAGGCGCTGGGGTGATGACATGGTTTAGAGGTTTTGCAGAAGCTGATAGAGCATCTGGAGCTGTAAAAACTTTGGGAGTAAATGTTGAGGAATTAAAGAAGAAATTATTTGATGTTTCTGTTGCGTCTGGAAACTTAAGAAGCCAAACAGAATTATTAGCAGCTTCTTATGATGTTGCATCCGCTGGATTTAATAGCGCTGCTGATATAAGCAAAATTCTTGCAGCTTCTGTTGATGGTGCTGTTGGTGGTATGACCACGATGGCAAAAGTATCTGATGCAGCTACATCTGTTATGAACACTTATGGAAAAAGTGCTGATGAGGCTAGGGGTTTAATTGATGGATTTATACAAACACAAAATGACGGTAAAATTATCCTTGATCAATATGCAAGCCAGATTGGACGTTTGGCTCCTATGGGTGCAGCGGCTGGAGTAGGTATTGAGGAATTAAATGCTGCAATTGGTGCAATAACAGCTACAGGTTTACCAGTTGAACAGACATTCACTGGTTTAAAAATGGTTCTTCAGGGAATTGTTAGGCCTACAAGTGAAGCTGCTGCCTTGGCCAAAATGCTTGGAATTGAATTTAACGCCTCGGCTTTAAAAAGCAAAGGTTTGGCAAATGTATTGCAAGACATGATTGATAAGACAGGAGGGAATACTGAAGCAATGGGTAGAATGTTTGGAAGCGTGGAAGCGTTAAATGCTTTCTTACCTTTGGTCAATGATGGCTTAGTTAAGTTCAATAAGAATTTAGATAATCAAAAAAATGCTTCTGGAGCTGCTGCCGAGGCTGCAAAAATAATGAGTGGAACAGTTGGGCAGGCTCTGGGAAGAGTAGCTGATGGAATGGGAAATATTATTAGAAACTTGGATTATGTAGGTGTTGCTTTCAAGTGGGTTTTATCAGTAGTAAACGAATTTATACAAGGCTTTTTGAAAATGCCTAAATGGTTCCAAATTGCCACAACTTCTGCTGTTGCTTTAGGTATCGCTTTATTGGCTTTTGCTCCTATGGCCGCTTTGGTTGGGGCTTCAATTGCAAAAATGAGTTTGATAGCAATGCCAGCACTTGGATCATTGGCCATAGCAACAGTTGTTGCAGTTGGTCCTTGGATTGCTTTGGCTGCTGGTATTACAGCGGCCGGAATTGCTGTTGCAAAATGGTTTGGCAAAAAGAACCAATTTAATGAGAAGAATTTAGATGATATGTTGTTTGAGGGAGATGGAGGCAAATTAAATAAAGCCTTGGAGGAAGCTGATAAAAGGATTCAAAAGTTAAGAGATAAAATGGCCGATGTTTCTAATTACAAAGGTCAAGGTGGAAAAGGAAAATCAAAGAATGATAAAAATCAATTAGCTGAATTGTTAGCAGCAAAAGCAGAAATAGAGAAAGCTATGGCAGCTTTAGAAAATACAGCGGCTGATAAAATCGGTGGGAAAGGTGGAATAAAAGAAGAAACTGATGCTTATTTAAAAGCAAAAGCAGCATTAGCTGAACTGACAAAAGGTTCTGCTAGTGAAGGTGAAAAGTTATTTCAACAATTAGTGCAGGAAAATGAAATGTTATTAGCCAAGCTTGATGGAACAGAAGCACTTAAAAAATTAGAAAGAGATAGATTGGCCATTAAGTTAAAAGCTGCTGGATATGATGATGCTGAGATTAAATCAATTTTAGATAAGATTGATAAAAATAAACAGCTTGTCTCTGCCGCTGAAAAATTAAAAGAACTATGGAAGTCAATTGGAGATGATATTAAGTCTGGAGTCGTTGATGGAATTAAAGCAGCGATTACTGGAGCTAAAACTTTTGGTGAGGTGATGTCTAATATTCTTGGACGTATAGGAGATAAATTACTGAATTTTGCTATTGATGGAATGTTCAGTTCTTTGGGAGGAGGAGGAGGATTTTTAGGTAAATTATTTGCTGCTGAGGGTGGATTAGCTAGAGGAGGAATTTCATCTAAGGCCTTTGCTCAAGGTGGTGTTGCTACAGGTCCAACTCTTGGACTCGTGGGAGAAAACGGTGAGGATGAATACCTCATACCCTCCAGCAAAATGGCTGGGGCAATGCAACGGTATTCAGCAGGCGCTAGGGGTCAAGCTGTTATCCCTGGAGGTGGAACTGTTGCAGGTGGAACTGGAATGCCTGCCACGTCTACAACAGTCAACTACACAGGCCCAGTACTTTCATTTAATAGTGAATCTTATGTTCCTAAATCAGCAATCCCAGAAATTATAAATAGCGCTGCTAGACGAGGCGCACAAGAGGGAGAATCAAAAGTATTTAGACAGTTAAAAAACTCTAGAAGTCAAAGATCAAGAATTGGGATGGCTTAATGAGTACAACTACATTAGTTAGTTTCATTAAAGTCACAGATTCTTCTGGAAATGTTATGGATCGTTATCAAAATGCAAAAAGAAATAATTTTAATGAATTATCTAATAGTCGTGGTGAGTATCTTCAACCTTTCGATAACTTTATCCTTTTAGATGGAGAGAATTATTATTACTTACCTTTCCTTTATCAAGGCGCTACAAAATCAAGAGGTGGAGATAATTTAGAAGCCAATTTGATTTTTGCTAATAATCCTATTTCTATGAATCGAGCAAGATTTGCTGTTGTATATAAATGGACAGTAGAGGTTTTTGTATGTACTGCTAATGAATATTTAAATCCAGTAAGGACATTAACCCATGATGTTTGGTTGGCTTCTTCTATGTCATATGACCCAACACAAGTAGAAGTTTTGCTGAGTTCAGGAATTGACGCTGTAGGCAGTAATGCCCCAAATCGAGTATTGACTACTGGCCTTTGTGGCCACTTACCAACAACTGGGCAAATACAAAACAGATGAATCCTTTTAAGCTAATTGGCCTTCCTTATCGTCTAGGTGCTGATCCAGAAATACATAAGGCGGCTGATTGTGTTTCATTATCTCGAACAGTTTTAAAGCATTATGGAATCAAAAGCCAACAAGCTACTAGAGATTGGTATAGGCGTTTAAGAAAGAAAGATTATTCAATCTTCAAAGAAGAGTTAGAGAAGTGGGGAACTCGAACAGAAGAGCCTACTATAGGTACAGTAAGTTTGATTATTGCTACCGAGGGATATGGACTTGCAGTTTATTTTGAGGAAGGATGGTTAAACATATTAGAAGGATCGGGGGTCATGTGGAGCCCTTTAGGGGCATTACAAGTAGAAGAGATTTATTGCCCCAAGAAATCCAACTATGTGAACTCTTAGGATGTAGTAAGGAAGAATATTGGTTCTTTGTTGATGAAATAGAAAGTAGAAATGGGAAAAGGTCAGAAGCTTATGAATTAGTTCCAGATATCCAAAATGGTCCAGCTTGGGTTGCCCAGTTAGTTGTAGGTCTTGCCCTAACAGCGGTTTCAATGCTGTTAGCACCAAAGCCAAAACAACAGAAATATAAAGCTCCTCCAAGTTTAAGAACATCAGATGCTTCTGGTCCTAAAAGATATAGTCCACAGACTGGATTTGACTCAGTTCAAGAATTAGCAGAATTAGGAGATATTATTCCGTTATGTTTTACTAGAAGTTTTTTTAGATGGGGAGGCGGTGCTTATGGAGGTGTAAGAGTTAATTCAAAATTACTTTGGTCCCAGATGAGAAGTTTGGGTAAAAGTCAACAATTAAAAGCAATCTTTTTATTATCTAGTGGAACTCTTGGAGGTAAACCTGATTTTGCAGGTTATGCAATAGGAGATACTCTTCTAGAAAACTATACAAACTCTAAATTAGCTCTTTATTTTAAAACTGAAAATATCTATGACAGTAGATGGGCAGGAAAAATTTTATATGAAGAAAGGTACACTGAAGGAGGTCTAATGAGCGAACATACTCTTCCAGCTCATTTACCTACAATTTATTCAGATCAAGATAATGCTTATGTAGATACTGTTTTTTGTGGAACAAGATCACCAAATACACAAACAGAATTTGGTTTATATGATCCCTTGCCTAATTCTATGAAGTTTATGCTTCCTTATGAATTAGTTTTAAAAGGAAAAGATGCTTCTAACACAGATGATATTGATAAGAAAAGAAATAAACTTGCAACTAGATTTCCAAGATATTCAGGTCTTTGGGCCAAATATCATAACGGTGCTTGGGATACAACTGAGGGAAGAAAAACTGTAGTTAAGGGAAATGCTGTTAAGTACACATTAGGAGAGCAAAATCCAGAAGATTTTTATACGAACTTTGGTCAGTGGGGAGTAGAAGATGTTAAGTCAAGTGTTAATGCGACAAGAGAAGCTGCTGATGATTCATTATCAATGGGTGAGCAGTACATGCTTGGAACGGCTTTAGGCACTTGCACCTCTATAAATTCAGGCGGTAGTGACGCTAATTCCCTTTGGTCAATGGGAATTGGTAAAGCTTTTGTTTTTGAAATCACAGAAATTCCTTTTGAAGAAGGTGCGGTTGATATAAGAAATTACACTCACAGTGGAGCCACTCATAATTCATTTGAATTATTAATTCCTCAGAAATGTTCTATTGCTACCGTTACAAATAATAAGTCTTGTGATGTTACAGAAATAGGATTAAAATCGACAGTTTGGAAACAGATTACAGGTTTTCCAAATGTAAACAGCCATCCAGGTTATTGGCAGTATGAAAATGGTTCAGGAGTAGTTCATGATTATGAACAAGACAATGGAAGTATTCAACTTGGAAGCATAAATAAATATATTAAACGCCTTAGCTTTTTTAAATTATTTATTAGACAATCAGGCTCAAATGCTATATGGACTGAATTAAGTAATAAACCTTTTTGTGTAACTGGTAGAACTCCTCAAGCTCAATATAATTTTATAAGAATTAACCATCCTTTTGGTCAATATGAATTTAGGCTTGTGCCTTATCCTGGTAATGAAGCAAAGCTTTGGTATGAAAATGAAACTGTATATAGATTAGGAGGAACAGATGCAATTGCTAGTTTTACTCATGGTGATTTTGAAATACGTTTTGCAGGCTCAGCAGAATTTAAATTAACACCAAATCAATTATCAAATGAAGAATGGTTTCTTGGTGAATTGCCTGTTAATCCATCGGGTGCTGTTATAGGTTTTGTTGGTGATAAATTTACTAGCGGAACAATTCCAACAAGAATGGATTGGGTCGCTGTTGAAGGTCCAATTGAAGAATATGGGCATGATATTAAGAAAGGTTCACATGGTCGTTTTGTTCATGAAATGGATGGAAGTGATCCACACGAATGGCAATTTAGATGGAAAAATACTTATCTTGGATCAGTAAAGACTTGGCATGACTCTCGATATAGTGATGATGAACCAAATTGGAATAATTTAATTCTTGAAAAAGACGGTTATAGATATAAATTAAGTAAAGGTAGTGAGAATGCAAGGGCTAAAATTACTAAATTTGAATATTTACCAGTTCCTATTAATCCAACTGTTTATTATGATATTGCGGTTCATAGTGGTGAGACACCACAAAACAAAAGTTTAAAGGTTGATATAAGTGAATATTCTAGAGATGGGGTAACTGGGTATAGATGGAGTATTGTAGATCCTGGTAATCATTATGAATCAGGAGATAAAATTACAATACCTTATGCAGACGTTCAGCTTCAAGTTATAACAGATTCAGGAAACTTAATTACTGAACCTTGGCCAGCAGGACAGAATCTTAATCCTTATGATGCTGTATCTGATTATATAACTTATGACTCAGAAGTTAGCAGCCATTTAGATGGCCCCGAGCACTCTGTCGTTTATGTAAATGAACAAATTAGAATGGGTGAAGGGGATATGCCATACACAGATATGGCTTTAGCAGGAATAAGAATTAATAGTTCAAAAGAATGGAGTTCATTTAGCCAACTATCTGCATATATAAAAAGAGGTATTAAGGTTAATAGGTTGATTAATTCTGACTACGATTCTACAAACTTATTTCCTGAAATTGCATACGCCTTATTAACAGATAAGACCATAGGCGCTGGAGATTTGGTTGGAGAGATCAGCGTTGACAGACCATTAATGGCTAAAGCAGCCCATTTTTGTAATAACAATGATTTCTATTGGGATGGAGTAATAACTCAATCAGAAAACTTAAGAGAATTTATTTATCAACAAGCAACTTATTGTTTATTAGACTTCACTATCATAGGCGGGCGCTTCGCATTGGTTCCTGCTGTACCTCATAATGTAGATGGAGATGGAAATCCTACGGAAATAAATACAACAAAACCTCCAGAAATTAAAGCTTTATTTACTGATGGAAATACAAAAAATTTAAAAGTTTCATTTTTATCGCCAGAAGAAAGACAATTATTTCAAGCTAAAGTTCTATGGAGAAAAGAAAAAGTAAATGGATTTCCAGAAACAAAAGTTTTTGAAATTAGATTATCTGATTCTCAATTGGGATCAGATAAAGATCCACGGGAGGTGTTTGATATGTCAGTCTTTTGTACCTCACAAGATCATGCAGAAAAGTTTGCAAAATATGCTTTAAGGGTGAGACAAAAAGTTGATCATGGAATCAAATTTGAAACAACTCCACAGGCAGCAATGAATTTAATACCAGGACAACATTTTAGATTTTACAGCGAGGCAACTCATACCAGTCGTTTCTCTAATGGTGTAATTACAGATACTGGAGTAATACAATCACAATCAATAATCACTAATGGAACAAGTATTTATTATTGGAAACCTGGAGATGAAGAAGTGTATGGACCCTCTAATATTGTTATTCAAAATGATTTGGCTGATTCTGCTTTTAGGGGTTGTGTTTTTACAGTAGCCCAATCAAATTCCTCAGATCGAGTTTATAAATTAGAAAGTCTGACTTATTCAGAAGAAGGTTTTGTTGAAGTTGCTGGAAGTTATGAGCCATTAACAAGCACAGGAGGGTTAGCTGTTTTAGACTGGGATGAGGATGATTTTGTTATTCAAGGTTCTTAAATGGCTCAAATACATTTCCCTGCTTTAGTACCAAGCGCTAGAAGTTTCAGCCCTGGCTCATATCCAGAAGCAGTTTTTGAAGCTCAAAACGGTGCTAAAAGTTTTATAAGATATGGTAATAAGCCAGTAAATGCGTCACTTAGTTTATCCTTTTCAAATATTAGTGATGATCAAGCAAATTCAATATTGACTGCTTATTTTGATAGTGAATCAGTTGGAGAAAATTATATAGAATTTAGACCAGAAGTTAATGGCGGCATCACGGACCCACCAATGAGTGATTATTCTAAAAGCTTAACTCATAGAATTGGACAGTTTTCTTCTGGCCTTAGATGGAGGTTTAGCAGCCCTCCAGAATATTCAAGTGTGTTTCCAGGTGTGGCAAATGTTAGCTGTTCTTTTGTGGCTTGCCTCGATGGTGACTAGAATGCTTTTATTAGTGTTCTGCCTCCTTAGCCGAAATGTCAGGTTTTTATTCAGGTCAAGACGGCCAGCTTTATGTTGATGACAACAAAGTGGCAAAAGTTCGTTCTTGGTCGTTCACTGTTAATCAAGCAATTCTAGAAACTGTTTCTCTAGAAGATACTGATAGAACGCTATTGCCTGGCCTAAGGAGCGTCAGCGGTGGCTGTAGTCTTTATTACTATCAAGAAGCTGCTGGACTTGGAACAACAGCGGGAGGCATTACTCAATTATTAGAAAATATGATTACAAAATCTGGCATTGCTGGTACAGGAGGGGCACAGGCTGGAGATACTAAGTCAACTGTAAAATTTAAATTAAAAGTTGATGATGGAACAACAAATGGAAGATATACAGAATTTCAGGCTTATTTGACAAGTCTTTCGATGACAAGTGCAACAGGTGAAGTACTAGCTGCTGATGTAAGTTTTGAAGTTCATGGAGCTGTTACAGGTCTTGCTCTGTAGATGACTATTTATTTTGGGACTACTGGAATAGTCGAATTAAAAAGAAATTCAGGCAGGGCTTTTAGAACAAGTCTGGACCCTGCTGATATTAATACGACTAAAAAACGATTTAGTGTTGATTTTGTTGATGGAGCAATTCTTACAGGAGACCAGATAAAAATAGAAACAGAAGATGGATCAAATTTAGAACTTGTTTCTGGTCATACTCATCCAGATGGGCGTTGGTATGTTTATGTTGATGATGCTGGGGGAATGCGTTTATATAACACTTTTGGCCCATCTATGAGTGGAACAACAAATGAAGCTTTAACCTTAGTTGCTCCTACTTCTGCCAAAGATATAAAAATTTCAACAACAAATTCTAGATATCGGAATATCGCAAAAATTAAAGAGTTCGAGATTCAAACAGAAAGAGAAAATATTGATATCACATTATTAGGAGATGAGTTCAGGAAAAGATATGACAGGGGGATGATTTCAGGTCAAGGCAGTCTTGATTGTATTTGGGAGCATAAAACTGATCCATGTACTGAGGGGGATTCAATGCCAGAGTTTCCAGTATACCTATCTCAGTTAGCCGTAAGGATTCAACAGGGTTCAGACTTTGATGCCAGATTCTATATCTACCATGAGCCTAGTGCCTCACAAAACAGCGTCTGGTATGAAACAACTTGTTTAATTAATAATGTTGCTGTTAATGTTCCAGCCGCTGGAGTCATAGAAGCAAAGGTTGATTTTATAACGTCTGGGCAAATACTTTTAAAAACTGGATTACCTGATGCTTATCTATTGCAGCAGAACACAGATAGGATTCTTCAAGAAGATGGAGCACCAATTCTATTAGAAGATCCAACCTCTTAATATGTATATAGTTACGCTTCCTGAGGGATACTGTCAGAATGGTCTTATCAAATGGAGTAATTAAAAACCGTGGCTGATCTCCAAATTACACAACTCCCTGTTATCTCAGCAGGATCAATTGCAGCAACTGACCCGCTGGCTTTAGCTGACGTTTCGGCCAGTCAAACGGTTAAAGTCACTGTTCAGGATTTGGTAGCTAGTGGAGTTGCCTTATTGGTTGATGGCGCAATACCTGCATCAAAGGTTGGAACTTTAGGTACAAACCAAGTAGACACCTCGGCGCTTGTTAATGGATGCGTTAGCAATGTCAAATTAGAGAACTCAAGTTTAAGCCTGGGCGGTTTGAATCTGGTTTTAGGTTCAACAGATGCAACTCCAGCTCTGGATCTGAGCGATGCAATAAATTACCCAACATCCTCTTTAAGTGGGACCATTACAAATGCTCAATTAGGAGGATCAATTGATAATGCAAAACTATCAAATAGTTCTATAAGTTTAGCGGGTGTCAGTATTAGTTTGGGCGGGACTTATGCGACTCCAGCCCTAGATTTAACTTCAGCAACAAATTATCCAACTAGCTCTTTAACTGGAACAATTAGCAATGCCCAGTTAGGAGGATCAATTGCAACTTCTAAATTAGCTACTCCAAATATTGTTTTAGGTGGTGTAACAATAACGCCAGGCGGGACTTATTCCCAGCCAGCAATAGACTTGACTTTAGCAATAAATTATCCTACTTCTTCTTTAAGTGGAAGCATTACAAATGCACAATTAGCGGGAAGTATTACGGGGTCTAAGTTGGTTGAAGGAACGATTACTTCAACGCAATTAGATACAAATAGCGTGACAAGTGTGGAGCTGTCTGACAATGCTTGTGATACGGCGGCCATTGCTTCTTTGGCGGTCACTGATGGAAAAATCAATGATGTATCAGGAACAAAAGTTGCTGCTGGAACATTGCCAGCAACGGCCTTAAATACTGCGAATATTGATAGAGGATTAAACGTTAGTTCAAATAATATTGGAATTTCCAATTCTGTTACAGGTGGAGCCTCATCACGAAATGGAATAACTTATACAAATGAGGGGCTGATTAGTTCTACTTCTCCCCTAGCACCAAGCGATTTACCAGAAGCCGAGGTTGCTGCAATTGGTGCTGTTTCTGTCCCAACAGCAGGCGGTCTAGCTGTTACCAATTTAGGGGCGCTTAGTATTGCAAATACTATTAGTGCTATCACTCGCTCAGGGCTGACATTTAATACATTTGGCCAATTAACTTCAAGCGTTGCTTTAGTCGGTGCAGATTTACCTGTAGCGACTGCCAGTGTTATTGGAGCCATAAAAGTTCCAGCAGCTTCTGCACCTTTGGCGCTGGATGCAAATGGAGTTCTTTCTTTAGCTGATTCAGGGGTGACTGCTGGGCAGTATGAAAAAGTTACTGTTAACGCAAGTGGAATTATTACAGCAGGATCTGACTTAGTAGCAAATGACATTCCTTCTCTTGATGCAAGTAAAATAACTACTGGACAACTTGGTACATCTAGGATTTTAGATGATGCTATTACAATGGATAAGCTTGGCAGTAATGCTATATCGTTTATTCAAGAGGCTCAACCTGATATCACTAATTTGCCCACAGGTGTTTATTGGCTTCAGGAATCTACAGGGCAGTTAAGGATATTTAATGGGAACAGTTGGTTCTCTGTTGGTTTTGGTCGATTAGCAGAAGAGAACCTCAGATTTTGTGGAACTTTCAATGCAACTAATGGTCTTATTGTTAACTTAACGACCTTCGGAACTAGCGCAGGATTTACAGCAGGAAATGCCATTCCAGCAGGTATTGCAAGCCTTACGGGAACCTATTTTGTATGTACTACCCCGGGAAATGGAACTTCAGTTGTAAGTGGAACATCATTTGATGTTGGTGACTGGGCCATGTGTATTGGTGCGACAGGTTGGCAAAGAGTAGATACATTATCTGGCCCTGGAAGTGTTTCAGCTTTAGATGATTTATCTGACGTGACTATTGCTTCTCCTACTGCTGGACAATTCTTTGAATATGCTTCTGATGGTCAATGGAAAAACGTTTCTGTAATTAGTGGCGGTACTTATTAGATAAGAAGCTAAGATAAAACCATCCTGAATAGGATTACTCCTCCTTAAGAGTATTGCTTGCATAAGCTTTGAACTATGGCCATCAAAATCAAATTAAAAAACAGCGTTACTCAAGAC